TTTATATTCTGCTTACAGAAAAATGTACGAGGCGATTGGTGTAAAAAATATTGATCAGATACTACCACCACCAGCACCAATGGCACCGATGGATCCAAGTATGGAACACATCAATGCTTTAGCTGGTAAACCTTTTCAGGCTTTCCCTGGTCAAGATCACAGGGCACACATAACAGCTCATTTAAATTTTATGTCGACCAATATGGTCAGAAATAATCCTGCGATTATGGCGGCGATACAAAAAAATATTTTAGAGCACATCAGTTTGATGGCGCAAGAGCAGGTACAATTAGAATTTAGAGAGCAGATAATGCAGTTACAGATGTTGCAACAACAAGCTGCAACCGATCCGAACGCTGCACAACAGCTACAACAAATTTCTCAGGCGATCGAAGCTAGAAAAGCAGTGCTTGTTGCAGAGATGACAGAGGATTTCATGAGAGAAGAGAAGAAAATCACATCACAATTCGACTCCGATCCACTATTAAAACTAAAATCACGTGAGGTTGACCTACGTGCAATGGAAAATGAGCGAAAAAGAGACAATGATGAGGCGCAAGTTGAACTTGCAAGAGCAAGATTAATGCAACAACGTGAAAATTTTGAAGATAAGTTAGAACAAAACGAAGATTTATCAAAATTAAGAGCTGGAGTTAGTCTTGCAAAGTCAGGAATACAACAAGCCCAGGTCATGATGGAGGATGATTAATGCCATTAAACAAAAAAGGTAAAAAAATTATGAAATCCATGAAGAAACAGTATGGAAAAAAGAAAGGTGAAACAGTTTTCTATGCATCTAAGAATAAAGGTGTTATAAAAGGTGTAGAGAAACGTAAAAAAGGAGCATAAAATGCAAAAACTAGATAAAATAAAGCCAGTACAAGTCGGCGAACAACAAGTTGAGATAGATCCTAGATCTAAAACAACTGCTGATAAGGCTTTTAATTATATTGGTACAGGAAAACCTGAGATGCCGGTTGGTGGTCAGAAAAGAATGTTACCAGAAAAAAGAAGAAACTCAAAAGCGTACTAATTCATGTGGTTATCGGCAATAAAATTAGCCGTCTCTGCAGGAAGTAAAATTTACGCTAACAAGCAGAGAACGAAAATGGCAATGTCTGATGCACAACTAATGCATGCAGAAAAAATGGCCCGTGGTGAGGAACAATACCAGGGAAAATTGTTAGAGGCCCGACAATCAGACTGGAAGGACGAGGCAGTTTTGATAATTTTAAGTTTGCCCGTGTTGGTGCTTGCATACGCTGTTATATCGGATGACCCAACTGCTATGGACAAAGTAAAATTGTTCTTCGAAATGTTCTCGCAGCTGCCGTCATGGTTCACAAACCTTTGGATCCTTGTGGTTGCGAGCATATATGGTATAAAGGGAACACAAATTTTTAGAAACGGAGGAAAAAAATAATGGCAAATAGACTATACAACAAACAAGTATCACCTAAAGGATACAAGATGGGTGGCAGAGCTAAAAAAATGGGTGGCGGAATGATGATGAAGCGACCTATGATGAAAGAAGGTGGCAAACTTAAAATGGTAATGAAGGGTGGAAAAAAAGTTCCGTTCTTTGCTGCTGATGGTAAGGGTGCAAAAGATCTTGGAAAAGCTGCTATGAAAAAAGGTGGAATAGCAAAATTAAATCCTGGTCTTAAAGCTTTCATGAAAAAGAAAATGGCTAAGAAAAAATAATGGCGGGAAAAGGTTTGTATGCAAACATTCACGCTAAAAGAAAACGTGGCGGTAAGATGCGAAAGAAAGGTGCGAAGGGTGCACCAAAAGCATCTGACTTTAAACGTGCAAAACAGACAGCGAGAAAAAGATAATGACTAAACTATGTCCAAGAGGTAAGGCCGCAGCGAAACGAAAATTTCGAGTTTATCCGTCAGCATACGCGAACGCATATGCTAGCAAAATCTGTGCAGGTAAAATTAAAGATCCCTCTGGACTAAAAAGAAAAGACTTTAGAGGTAGCAAAGCTGAAGGTGGTTTAATGGAAGCAACTGCCAGACTAAAAAGACAAGGTCTACGTATGGGTGGCACGGTTTGCAAGATAGCCAAAAGAGGACAAAACAGAGACGCTATCGGAAAGAATTCATAGTGCCATGGCAAAGAATGGACTTGATAAATGGTTCAAGCAACAATGGGTAGACATTGGTAGCAAAAAGAAAGATGGATCTTTTTCAAAATGTGGAAGATCAAAACAGAAGAAAGATGCAAAACGTAAGTATCCAAAATGCGTCCCACTTGCAAAAGCAAGACGTATGACTGAAAGTCAAAGACGATCAGCAGTTTCTAGAAAAAGAGCTGTAGCACAAGGTGTTGGTGGCAAGCCAACAAATGTTCCAACATTTGCCAAAAGAAAAAAAATGGGATTTGGGGGAATAGTATGAGAACAGATTTCCAAGTAAGACCAAAACTTGCAAAAGGTGGTATGCCACCTAGAAACAAAAAAAACTTTAGACCTACAAAGTCTGGAGCAGGTATGACAGAGGCTGGGGTCAAAGCTTATAGAAGACTTAACCCAGGTTCTAAATTAAAAACAGCTGTGACTGGAAAAGTGAAGCCAGGATCGAAAGCTGCCAAACGTAGAAAATCATTCTGCGCAAGATCACTAGGACAAATGAAAAAATTTCCTAAAGCAGCAAAAGATCCTAATTCTAGACTACGTCAAGCTAGAAGAAGATGGAAATGCTAAAAGCAAAGACTAAAAAATTTAATGGCAGATCATATAAAATTTCTCCACTAAAGGAGGGACCTTACAAAAAAGGTCTTGTAAAGAATTTAATGAAAGCTAGACGTGAGGTCAAAGTTGCATTAAATAAGAAAGATAAAACACTTGAACGAAAAGCTCGTAATAAAGTGCATAAATTTAAGAAAAAGTTAGGAGAACGATAATGGTTAAAAAACTAAATAAGGTAGCAAAAGCTCTAGGTAAAGCTTCTAAGTTACATAAAAAACAATCTAATATAATTAAAAAACATATTAAGGAGATGAAACGTGGCGGATCCAAAAGTAGGTACAGGTAAAAAGCCAAAAGGCTCTGGACGTAGACTTTATACGGACGAAAATCCAAAAGATACTGTTCGTATAAAATTTGCAACGCCCTCAGATGCAAGAGCAACCGTTGCAAAGGTAAAACGTATTAGTAAACCTTTTGCTAGAAAAATACAAATTTTAACCGTTGGAGAACAGCGAGCCAAGGTTATGGGTAAAAATAAAGTCGCTGCAATTTTTAAGAAAGGTAAAAATGCAATTAGAAACAGTCATAACAAGACTAATTAAATTTATAAGAAATAGGACAGAGGCTTTGTCTATATCTATTACTTCAGGCAGTGTTGACAACATGGAAAAGTATAGATATATTGTTGGACAAATAACTGCCCTAGAGGCAACACTACAGGAACTCTCTAACCTGCTAGAAGATAAGGAGCGAAATGGAAAAGGAACAGTCATCAATATTGACCCCAAATCAAAAAATTAAAATACCAGAAAAAAAATTAGTTGGGGTTGAATCAGAAAAAGAAGAGGCAAAAATTCCAAAACCTACGGGTTGGAGACTTTTAGTTTTACCTTTTAAGATGAAAGAGAAAACTAAAGGTGGAATAGTATTAGCTGAGACTACTTTAGAAAGGCAACAGGTTGCCTCACAGGTAGGATTAGTTATGGCCATGGGTCCACAATGTTATAAGGATAAAGAGAGGTATCCGGAAGGTCCATGGTGCAAAGAAAAAGATTGGGTTATGTTTGCACGATATGCAGGTAGCCGAATCAAAATAGATGGTGGAGAGATGCGTCTGCTAAACGACGATGAAGTGTTAGCAACAATTGATAGTCCAGAGGACATCTTGCATGAGTATTAACATAGGAGGATAACTATGCCAGAAGATAAAAAAACGGTTGACATTGATACATCAGGTCCTGGTGCAGATATAGATCTACCAGAAGATAAAACATTTGAAAATGAAGTGGAGATATCAAATGAAAATACTGAAAACAATAATGAGTCCAATGACACATCTGAGAAATCTGATGAGCAGTTGGATGTTCAGAAAGAACAAGAGACAAAGAAACAAGAAGAAGTAAAAAAGGAAGATGATAAATTAGAAGAGTACAGTAAAGGCGTACAATCACGTATCGCTAAACTAACTCGTAAAATGAGAGAGGCAGAGAGAAGAGAACAAGCTGCTCTTGAGTACGCAAAGGCTGTTGAAGAAAAAAGAAAAGAGGTAGAGTCTCGTTTCAAAAAAACAGACCTAGATAACCTAGATAGATTTGAAAAAAATATTAATGCTGGGTTAGAGGCTGCAGAAAGAGAACTGGCTGCTGCCATCGAGGCATCCGACGCAAAAGGTCAGATAGCTGCTAACAAACGAATAGCAGAATTATCTTTTGAAAATGCTAGGATCAAACAGGCAAAACAAAGCAGAGAACAGGCTAAGATTGAAGAGCCTGTTAAACCTGTCGAACAACCTCAGACAACAAGCACGCCAATGCCTGATCCAAAGGCTGAGGCATGGGCATCCAAAAATACTTGGTTTGGTGCGAACAGAGCTATGACTAACACGGCTATAGAACACCACAAGGATTTAGAAAACGAAGGTTATGATACTACCTCTGATGAGTATTATCAGGAGATAGATCGAAGAATGAAAGTTGACTTTCCAACTAAATTTGGTAATAATGAGGCAGAGAAAACGTCCGCTCCCGTGCAAACGGTTGCATCAGCAAACAGAAGCGTAAAACCAGGACGCAAAACTGTGAGACTCACTTCATCACAAGTAGCAATAGCTAAAAAATTAGGAGTGCCACTTGAAGAGTACGCAAAACAATTGAAAAACACGGGAGGAGCGTAAAATGGAAAAAGATAAAAATACTTCACGTGCGAACCAAACACGGACAAAGTCAGAGAGACCTAAAGTGTGGGTTCCACCATCATCTCTAGATGCACCCCCTGCACCTAATGGATTTAGGTACAGATGGATAAGAGCAGAGAGTGTTGGTTTCCAAGATACCAAGAACGTAACTGGACGAATTAGAGAAGGTTATGAACTTGTTAGATCTGAGGAAATCGAAAACGCATCTGATTATCCAGTTATCGAAGACGGTAAATACAAGGGGGTAGTTGGGGTTGGTGGCCTTCTACTTGCGAAGGTACCAGAAGAGATTGCGAAGCAGAGACAAGCCTACATGACAAGACGTCATGAAGACAGAAGCGAAGCAGTATCAAACGATCTTATGAAGGAGCAAGACCAGAGGATGCCAATCAATGTTGAGAGGCAGTCTCGTGTAACCTTCGGTGGTACAAAGAAATAATTTTTTAACTATTTCTTAATCATCGGATAAACTTTAATAGGAGAAAACAACTATGGCAAATGAGTCAACTACTGGATTTGGTTTCAGAGCGGCTATGAGATTAGGCAATACGCCTTCTATTCAAGGTCAATCTAAATATCAACTTCAGACAGCTCCAGGTGTTGCTCTGATGAAAAATGACCCTGCATCTATTCAAGATGCTGGTAACCAAGGTTTCATTCAGGACGCAAGTTTCGCGACTACTGACGATGGCGGAACTGGCGGAGCAAGCTACACTAACACTGGTCATGCTAAATTAGTTGGAGTTCTTAATGGCTTTTTCTTTATAGATGGCACAACTAAGAAACCAACTTTTGCAAACAGTGTTGCGGCTTCTCAAGCATTTGGAACTAACCCAAACACGGGTAGCACAAATGGTTTTGCTTTTGTTAACGATGATCCAAACCAAGAATATATGGTCAAAGCGGATGCAGCGGTAACTCAAGCTAATCATGGAACTACTTTTAACTGTAACAACAACGGTGGAACATCGAAAGATGGTCAATCTGTTGTGACACTAGATATAGATTCTGCAAACGTAAACAAAATGTTTACTGTTGTAAGATCAGCTGAAGATCCAAAGAACGAGGATCTAACTGCAGCTGGTGCTAATATCATAGTAACAATAGCAAAAGACGCTAAATTATACTAGGAGAATAGGAGATAAATTATGGCTATATCAAGATCACAGCTAGTTAAAGAACTAGAGCCAGGTTTAAATGCACTATTTGGCCTGGAATATAAAAGGTATGAAAATCAGCATGCTGAGATTTATACTAACGAGTCTTCTGACAGAGCTTTTGAAGAAGAAGTTATGTTATCAGGATTCGGAAGAGCGCAAGTAAAAGCAGAAGGTGCTGGAGTATCATTCGACGATGCACAAGAAACTTTTACAGCTAGATACACTCACGAGACCGTAGCTTTAGCATTTGCAATCACAGAAGAAGCTATCGAAGATAATCTTTACGATAGACTCGCTGCAAGATATACAAAAGCTTTAGCAAGATCTATGAGCAATGCGAAACAAGTTAAATCTGTTGAGCCTTTAATCAACGGTTTACCATCAACTGATACATTTGATTCAGGAGATGGAGTTAGCTTGTTTAACACATCTCACCCTACGATAGCAGGTACTTTCCAAAATACTCTGACTACGCAGGCAGATCTTAACGAAACTTCGTTAGAGCAATCACTTATCGATATTGGTAAGATGACTGACGAGAGAGGTCTTAAAATTGCAGCAAGAGGAGTAAAAATGATTGTTCCTCAAGAGCTTCAGTTTACAGCTGAGAGATTAATGAAATCTCAAGGTAGAACTGGAACAGCTGACAATGATATTAATGCAATCGCGTCAATGGGAATGATTCCTCAAGGATACAGAGTGAACAATTACCTAACTGACACTGATGCGTTTTACATCATTACAGACGTGCCTAATGGTATGAAAATGTTTACAAGAGCTCCATTAACAACTGCAATGGAAGGCGATTTCGATACTGGAAACGTTAGATACAAAGCTAGAGAAAGATACTCATTTGGAGTATCAGACCCTAGAGGTATCTTCGGTGTAGAAGGTGCGTAATTAATAAATTTTATGGGGCCGCCTTAAAACGGCCCCATTTAGAAAATCAAATGGTGAGATCATGAAAAAATTTAGAGTCCAAATATTCGCATATCAGAGACACGCAGATTTCACTATCAAATCTTTAGATGGTCCTATAGACATAGAAAACGCTATCATTGACAAGTTGGGAAAAAATGATATAAAATGGGAACATCTTGGAGAAATGCATGATCCAAGGGTAAACAGAATAACCTATGAGGAGGTTATAGATGGAGGCGATAATGCAACAACTGGAGACCCTTTACACAAAGAAGAAGGGACTAGATCTTCAATGGGAGCAGGAGCATCTGAAAGAGGGTAGATATACTCTCGATATGGTTAAGATTGACAGAAAAGTCAGAGAAGTAATTAGCCAGATCAAACTTGCAGAAGCAGAAAAAGCTAATGCACAAAATAAAATAGATGATGCGGCTCCTCAAGTTTCTGTAGCTACTTAGTAAAAAGCTATATCGTTGGAAAAAACCAATCCACATTACAGGCTCTCTTGCGCTCTAATCAAAACTAGTATATAAATTTATCACTATACATTTATTTAGAATACAGACGCGTATAGTCGACGGCCTAGAGACTGTATTCGGGAAACTAGGAGGATATAAACATGGCACAAACTACATTTTCAGGACCAGTAAAATCTTTAAGAGGATTTGTTACTGCAGGACCTGACGCGGTTGTAAACATCACAGCGGAAACTACTTTAACTTTTGCTGCTCACGCAGGTAAAGTTATTAAAGTAAATGATGCAGATGGTGCAATCACACTTCCAACAATCAAAGCAGATAGCAAAGGTGCTACAGCTGGACAAGACGACCCTAATGCAAACAACCAATTAGGTGCGGTCTACAAATTTTTTGTAGGCACAGATTGTACAGATTGCGATATTAAAACTGACGGAACTGACAAATTTGTTGGTCACGCAACAGTTGTTAACGTTGCAGACGGTACGAACAGTTCATTTGCGCCGGCAGCATCAAACGATGTTATCAGCATGAATGGTGGAACTACAGGTGGAGACAAAGGTAGTACAATTACTAT